GAGGTGGGGAAATTGAACATATCGAGGGCCTGCGGAACCTGTCTGCTCAGATCGGCCTGACCCCTGACAGACCTAAGACGGAAATTACCCTATGGCAGCCCTGAACAGTGAGGTGAAAGGCTTCATGGTTCAGGCGTTGGCGTGCTTCGACACTCCTTCGCAGGTTGCGGCCGCTGTCCGAGAAGAGTTCGGCATTGAAGTCACCCGCCAGCAGTGTGAGGCCCAAGACCCCACCAAGCGTGCTGGGAGAGATTTGGCGAAGAAGTGGGTGACACTGTTTCACGACACCCGAAAGCGCTTCCGCGAAGAGACGGCAGAGATCCCAATTGCCAACCGAGCGTTCCGCCTCCGCGCCATGAACCGCTTCGTGGAGAAGGCCGAGACGATGAAGAACATCGGCCTCGCCATGCAGATTCTGGAGCAGGCCGCGAAAGAAACTGGCGACATGTACGTCAACCGGAATCGCAAGGACGAGCCTGACGACGAGCCGGCAATCCCGACTCGCATTCAGGTCGACGTAGTGGACGCGAGGAAGCCGAATGCCGAGCCTTAATGTTCCGCAGGCTCACTTCCTCACACTGCCCCATAAATTCCGCGCATTCGTTGCAGGGTTCGGCTCAGGAAAGACCTGGGTTGGATGCTCGGCGCTTTGCAAGCACTTCATGGAGTGGCCTGGCGTCAACGCTGGGTACTTCGCACCGACTTACCCGCAGATCCGGGACATCTTCTATCCGACGGTGGAAGAGGTGGCCTTTGACTGGGGGCTGAAGACCAAGATCAACCAGGCGAACCACGAAGTTCATATTTACAGCGGCCGGCAGTACCGCGGCACTGTCATTTGCCGGTCGATGGAGAAGCCGCAGACGATTGTCGGTTTCAAGATTGGCCATGCCCTGGTGGATGAACTGGACGTGCTGACGTCGATCAAGGCTCAGCAGGCTTGGCGCAAGATCATTGCCCGGATGCGTTACAACCTGCCCGGGCTGAAGAACGGGGTGGATGTAACCACGACGCCGGAAGGCTTCAAGTTCGTCTTCTTGCAGTTCGTGAAGCAGCTCCGCGACAAGCCGAAGCTGAATGAGATGTACGGCCTGGTGCAGGCCAGCACGTTCGACAACGAGCTGAATCTGCCAAGCGACTACATCGAATCGCTGATGGAGTCGTATCCGCCGCAGCTGATCCTCGCTTACCTCAACGGTCAGTTCGTCAACCTGACGTCCGGCTCGATCTACCACACGTACGACCGCAAGCTGAATCAGTGTTTCGACACTGTGCAGCCGGGCGAGCCCCTATTCATCGGCATGGACTTCAACGTCGGCAAGATGGCGGCGATTACTCACGTCAAACGGGAGCAGGGTCTGCCCCGTGCAGTCGATGAGTTGATGGATGGCTACGACACGCCAGACATGATCCGTCGCATCAAGGAGCGCTACTGGGAGCACACCGGCAACGACTACAAGAAGACCTGCGAGATCCGAATCTACCCGGATGCCTCTGGTGATTCGCGCAAGTCGGTCAACGCCAGCGTCACCGATATCGCCATGCTCAAGCAGGCGGGTTTCACAGTTATCGCGCCGGCGGCTAACCCGCCAGTCAAGGATCGGATCAACGCCATGAACGCCATGTTCTGCAACGCGCAGGGTGAGCGGCGTTACCTGGTCAACCCGTTCACATGCCCGACCTATGCCGACGGCCTTGAGCAACAGATCTGGGCGCCCAACGGCGAGCCGGACAAGAGCCAGGGCAACGACCACGCCAACGATGGGGGTGGTTACTTCATTTACCGCGAGTACCCGATTGTTAAACGTACCGCCTTCACTGAATCCCTGAGAATGTGACCCCATGAGCAATGACCCAAGCAAAACGCTACCGGCAGTAGACGCCATGCGCGAAGACTGGGCCATTGTTGACGCGCTAATGGGCGGGACGAAGGCGATGCAGGCGGCAGGCAAGCGCTATCTGCCGCAATGGCCTAAAGAGGATGACGAGGCTTACAAGGAGCGTCTTTCGCTCTCCACGCTGCTGCCTGCGTACAGCGAAACCGTCCAGAACATGAAGGGCAGGGTATTCGCTGAAAACATCGCGCTAGGCGAGGACGTGCCCGAATCAATCAAGGCATACGTGCAGAACTTCGACCGACAGGGCAACAACCTGCAGGTATGGGCGCAGCAGCTTTTCACGGTAGGACTATCCCATGGCCTTTGCCATGTGCTGGTTGATTATCCGAAGACGAAGGACGAACAGGGCAATTCTGTGGTGCGTACCGCGGCAGATGAGAAAGCCGCAGGCGTTCGCCCTTATGCGGTGATGATCCATCCTCAGCAGGTGATAGGCTGGCTATCGGAGGACAAGGGGGGCGAATGCGCTCTTTCCCAGTTCTGGTACGCCGAGGCCGTTGAGGAAAGGGATGGCGTTTTCGGCGTAATCATCATTCCGCAAATCAGGGTTTTGATTCCTGGCGGTTGGGCGGTGTATCGCGAGACCAAAGACGCATCCGGTAAAAAAGAGTGGACCAAGGCAGACGAAGGTACGAACACTCTATCTGTAATCCCGCTTGCTACGTTCTACACCAAGCGAACCGGTTTTATGACGGCAACACCGCCGCTGCTTGAGCTGGCACACCTCAATAAGAAGCACTGGCAGTCCCAAAGCGACCAGGACAACATCCTGCATGTCGCACGGGTGCCAATGCTGATGATCTCCGGCATCGATGACGACACGTTTGAGCTCAAGGTAGGGACCAGTTCGGCCACCAAGCTGCCAGCCGGCGGCGACATGAAGTGGGTGGAGCACACCGGTCTTGCCATTGAGGCGGGTCGCAAGTCTCTACAAGACCTTGAAGACCAGATGCGTATTGCTGGTGCCAAGCTGCTCGAGAAGGACAAGCAGTCAACGAAGACAGCTACCCAGGCCGAGGAGGAGGCAGCTCAAGAGATGAGCCCGCTGCAAACCATGGCTGGCCAACTGGAGGACACCCTTGACCAAGTACTCCAGTACTTCGCGCTCTGGAAAGGCGAGAAGGAAGGCGGCCACGTTAAGGTTAATGGCAACTTCGACGTGGACTTCGCGCCTGAAACGACGCTTCCACTTCTGCTCAACATGGCAACCCAAGGCCGGCTTTCAGACGAAACCCTGTTCAACGAGTACAAACGCCGCGGCGTGGTCTCGGACGATATCGAATGGGCAACCGAAAAGCAGAAGATCGCCGACCAAGGGCCTGCGCTCGGGGCTCTCTAAATGGCAACTGTAAACCAGGTCCTTGAAGACGAGCACATCGCTCACGCGGTATCACTGGAAAAGTACAAGCTCGGAGTGGTGCAGCGCATCATTGCTATGCTGAATCGCTCGGATGCCAGGCTTTCGGCTGCTCTGACCGAAGCACTTGAACGGATGCCTGCCGAATCGTTCACCGTTGAGCGTCTGGAGCTGTTGCTGGACGAGGTGAGGGCGGTCAACGCCCAAGCTTACGATCAAGTATTCAAGGCGCTTGAGGCTGACTTGCAGGAGCTTGCAGGGTACGAATCCAACTGGCAGCAGACGCTGTTCCAGAAAACGCTGCCAGAACCCGTTCTTGTGCGCTTCCCGCTTGTCAGCATCAGTGCTGAGCAAGCCTACGCGGCGGCAATGTCCCGACCCTTTCAGGGACGCTTGTTGAGCGACTGGGGCAAGCAGGTCGGCGCCGAGCGCATAGTTAAGGTTCGCAATGCGATCCGCGCTGGCTACCTTGAAGGCAAGACAACCGACCAGATCATCCGAAGCATTCGCGGCACCAGGGCGGCGGGCTATGCCGATGGTTTCCTTGAGCGGCCTCGAAAGGACCTGGCTGCGGTCGTGCAGACGGCAGTGAGTCACACAGCAGCAACCGCCCGCGAACAGTTCAACGTGGCAAACAAAGAGATCCTCAAGGCCGAAGACTGGCTCAGCACCCTGGACACGAAGACATCAGCGGACTGCATCATCCGGGACAAGCTGTCGTATGAGGTCGTCACGCACAAACCGATAGGGCACAAGGTGCCGTGGCTGCAGGGGCCTGGGCGCATCCATTTTTGCTGTCGCAGCACTTCGACACCGCGAACAAAATCATGGCGAGAGCTCGGCATTCCTATCGATGAGATGACGCCAGGCCAACGCGCAAGCATGGATGGTCAGGTACCGGCGGACACAAATTTCAGTAACTGGCTTGATCGTCAGTCGGACGCCCGGAAGGTTCAGGTGCTTGGCCCAATGCGATATCAGCTCTACAAGAGCGGCAAGGGCCTTGGAAGCTTCTACTCACCTACTGGCGAATGGCTGACTCTGGATCAGATCAAGCAGCAGGATGCACAGGCATTCGCTAAGATGGCAGCATGACCGATAAGCCGAAGCTTCATCTCATTCAAGGCACGCCAGCCCCGGACACTCCGGCGGAACAGGTGCGCGAACGTGTTCGCGCTATGCCGAAGCCAGCAACACTGGTTCAGTGTCATCGCTGCGGCGGGCGCGAGGTGATCGAGACGAAGATTGGCGTGCTGATGAAGAATGGTAGGCCGACCGGCGGGACCAAGACGTTGATCTGTGTCGGGTGCCTGCTAAAGGGCGAGAGGGTTTTGATTTAGGCTTTGCGCCGACTAGGAGTTTCGATATCAATACGCAGTGGTGGTTGGTGCTGGTGTCTGTTGTAGCTGGAATGTGTTCCTTGATGTTTTTTGGCCTTGGGGCTGCATACGGCACCTCAATCGGTACTCAAGAGTTCAAGGGATTAGTTGTTCCCGTGCTAGACATGCTAGGCGGTTGGGTTTCGGGTCTAGGTACTTTGGCTGCTGTGATGGTTAGTTTGTGGCTGACCGGTAAGCAAGGTAGGGAAAACGCTGAGAACATAGAAATAAAGCAGTTGGCAAAACAAGATTTCTTGAAGATTGATCTTGTATCCAAAGGCAACCGAACTGCTGTGATTACTGGGCTTGAGCTATTCGAAATCGGCAGCGGCAAGCGACTCTCCATTGATAAGTATATGAAAATGCCAGCCCTTCCAGCGAAGCTGGAATATGGTGGGCAGGTAACATTTCTATTGTGGGAAAAACACGAAACTGAGATTCGTGACGAGGCATACAGGTGGTTTGTGAATAAATTTTCCAGTATGGCCCTGAAGGTCACCACGACGATCGGGGTGTACGTCGAGCCGTTGAACGAAATTTATGTGGACTCGTTGAGACGCTCCTATCAGTACGAGCAGAAAGCGAAGGCTTTTCAAGAAGAACACCGTCATCGATCAATACAGAGTCAAGAATAGTTACTGAATTTGAGAATCTAGCCCTGGCATCCGCCGGGGCTTTTTATTGGGCGCGATTCCGGATAGATAGCGCCGCACCGGGCCGGATGGCCTATCAATTGGGCGGATGCCCGGAGATGAACCGATGAAACTAAAACTCGACGAACAAGGCCATGTGGTTGTGCAGGATGGCAAGCCGGTCTACACGCATGATGATGGGAAGGACGTAGCGTTTGACGCGCCATCAGCCGTATCAAAAATCACCGCGCTGAACGCCGAAGCCAAAGGGCACCGAGAAGCCAAAGAAACTGCCGAGGCGAAAGCCAAAGCCTTCGAAGGCATCGAGGATCCTGAAAAGGCCCGCGTCGCACTGGCAACCGTCGCCAACCTCGACGCGGGCCAGCTTGTCCAAGCCGGCAAGGTCGACGAGATCAAGCTTGCCGCTATTGCTGCCACCGAAGAGAAGTTCAAAGCTCAGGTGAGTACTCTCGCCGAGCAGGTGAAGACGATCACTGCCGAGCGCGACACCACCACCGGCATTCTCTACCAAGAGAAGATCGGCGGCGCCTTCGGTCGCTCCAAGTTTGTCACCGACAAAATCGCCGTTCCCCCCGACATGCTGCAAAACACCTTCGGCAAGGCCTTCAAAGTTGAAGACGGCAAGGTCGTGGCTTATGGCGACGATGGCAACAAGATCTACAGCCGCGCCCGTCCGGGCGAACTGGCTGACTTCGATGAGGCACTGGAAACCCTTGTCGAGCGTTACCCGTACCGCGACAACATTCTCAAGGGCTCCGGCGCCAATGGCGGCGGAGCTCCGAACAATGGCGGTAAGGGTGGCGACAAGAAGACCCTTCCGCGAGCCGCATTTGATGCGCTTGATCCCGCCGCTAAGGCTGATCACGCACGCAATGGCGGCTTGGTAACTGACTGACCAAAGCCGCCGGGGTTTGCCCGGCAAGTAATTAATGCCCGCCACTGAGCGGGCTTTTTTGTGGAGAAAGCCAAAATGGCGAACACTTTGAACGGGCTTGTGCCTGCTCTTTACGAAGCTCTGGATGTTATCTCTCGCGAGATGACGGGCTTCATCCCGGCGGTATCCCGTGACTCGTCCGTTGCTCGGGCGGCAATCGGCCAGGACGTGCTGGTACCTATCACCAGTGAAGCTGCTTCGGCTGACAACACCCCGGGCGTAACCGCTCCGGACTCCGGCGATACCATTGTCGATAACGTCGCGGTGGCCATCACCAAGAGCAAGCACGTTCCGGTGCGCTGGAATGGCGAGCAGACCAAGGGCCTGCAAAACGCCGGCACCTTCTCGTCCATCCAGGCCGATCGCTTTTACCAGGCGATGCGAACCCTGGTTAACGAGGTGGAGAAAGACCTCTGGGTGGAAGCGTACCGCAACGCTTCTCGCGCTTTCGGCACCGCCGGCACCACGCCGTTCGGTACCGCAGCTGACCTCTCTGACTTCGCTGGTGTGCTGGGTGTTCTGGAGCAAAACGGCGCGCCAACCAATGACCTGCAACTGGTCCTCGGTCACTCGGCCATCGGCAACATGCGCGGCAAACAGTCGGGTCTGTTCAAGGTCAGCGAAGCTGGCTCCAGCGACATGCTGCGCAACGGTATGACTGATCGCATCATGAACATGGCGATCCGTCATTCCCATCAGGTGGGCCGCCACGTAAAAGGCACTGGTGCTGCATACGTCACCAACGGCGCTACCGCTGTCGGCGCGACCAACATCGCTCTGGCGACCGGTTCCGGCACCGTGCTGGCGGGCGACATCGCCACGTTCGCCGCGGATGGCGATAACAAGTACGTCGTCGGCACCGGTATCGCTGCTCCGGGCACCATTGCGCTGAACAAGCCTGGCTCGCAAATTCTGATCCCGACCGGCAACGCACTCACCCTAGGCAACTCGTACACGGCGAACGTGGCGTTTGCCCGCTCGGCTATCGTGCTGGCCACCCGCGCCCCGGCCATGCCTGAAGGCGGTGACTCGGCGGACGACGTGATTACCATCACCGACCCTCTGACCGGCCTTTCATTCGAGATCGCGGTTTATCGCCAGTTCTTACAAACGGCCTACCACGTCCGTCTGGCCTGGGGTTGCCGCGCAATCAAGGATGAGCACATCAGCCTGCTGGTCGGCTAACTAAACCGCAACGACAGCCAGGGGCTTTGGCCCCTGCGTTGTTTCTGGAGAATGACAATGGCTGGACTGACGAAAGAACAGAAGGCGGCGAAGGTGCTACTGGCGAAGGCAATCGAACTCAGCGGCCTGAGTGCCGAGGATTTCGAGAAGCTCGGTGATCAAGAGCGCGCTGACTGGAGCAAAAGCGCACAGGACGTGCTCGATTTGGCTGCGGAAGACGCTAAGCGCATTGCTGGCGATGCCGCTGCGCGGACGCTAAGTAAGCCCCGCGCGGACGACGATGAACCAGATTACACAGGCTTGGTGAAAGTGGAGCAGGGCAGCCAGGAGCTTCACGTACATCCGTCTTGTCTGGACGATCACAAGCGACTTGGCTGGAAAGAGGTCTGATATGGCTCTGGTGATCGAGGACGGCAGCGTGGTGGCAGGTGCCGATAGCTTCGCAACGGCCGCCGAATTGGTCAGCTACGCCGCGAACTTCGGAAAAGCCATCCCAGCGGATGAGCTTGCGCAGGAAGCGCTGCTTCGCCGGGCCGCATTACAGATGGATGCCATGCCTTGGAAAGGCGTGGCCGTGAAACGCGATCAGCCGCTCGTGTGGCCTAGAGCTCAGGCGAGGCGTAACGGTTGGGTCCTCAGCTTCAATGAAATTCCCGTCCAGATCAAAGCAGGGCAGATGGCTCTTGCTGCCGAGATACATTCTGACGATCTTTCACCACCTGAGCAGCGCCTGGGTGCGATCAGCCGGGAGAAGGTCGGGCCGCTCGAAACCGAATATTCGGCAGCCAGCGTGACAATCAGTAAGCCAGCAGCAACGCGGCAATCGTATGCGCAGTTCGCTGGCCTGCTGGAATCCTCAAGTCAGGTCAAACTGAGCCGGAGCTAGAGCCCTAAATCAGATGAGAGGAGCATCCCTTTTATCTGGTGCGGTTCACACCCGTTCGCTATAGCAGTCTCGACCTCTGCAATCAGCCTAGCACTACTCTCATCGAGCTTGCGTCCCACGACGATATGACGCCCGTTAAGTGCTTTTCCCATCTGCGGGATGCCCAACTCATCAGCGACCTGATTCACCGCGGATTGAAGTTCGAGTGTTACCTCCTGAGTGTCTTCCAAGTAGCTTTGACGCATTTCAAGCCTTACTCGGGCTGCTTGGATTCGGCGAGCCATGTTTTGTCGAGTGAACATCCTGTTTCCTTACGTAAAAAGGGCTCGAATATGCCGGATATTTATGATCGCGCCAAGGCGTCGGCCGCAAGAATGCTGGCGCCTCGGTCGAAAGGCGGGAAGGGGTTGGAGCTTTCGCTGCTTCGTGTTGAAAACGGCGAGTACGACCCGGCGACCGGAACTGGCGGCGAAACGGTCACCACCTTCGAAGGGTCTGGCTTTCGCGAAAATTACAGCTTGAAGGACATCGACGGCTCACTCGTCAAGCAGGGCGACGTCAAAATCCTCGTGTCGCCGCTTCTGCTCGATGGCGCTGACATGCCGTCGCCAGCGACCCAGAACAAACTGTTGTTCGATGGCGAAACGTACACAGTGCAGGCTGTTGATCCGTGGAGCTACGCCGGTCTGGTTGTCGGCTTCAGTGTGCAGGCCCGAAAATGAGCTTCAGCCTCGATCTGGCAGCATTCGCCGAGAAGACCAAGGGTGATATCGAGGTCATAGTTCAGAAGGTTGCCATCGACCTGCTGAGTGCTGTCGTGGATCGGTCGCCGGTCGGCAATCCTGAGTTGTGGGCGGCGAACCTCCAGTATCGACAGGTGAACACTGCAGCCGCCGATGCTTATGACTACAACGTGGCCATCCGCAACACCGTTATCAACCTGACCGACAGCAACTTCACCAAGGCTGGCAAGCTCAAGCGCGGCGTGAAGTACGCCCAGCTTCTGACCAAAACCGAACGACAACAGAACTTCAACATGAATGGTCTTGTTACTGGTAAGAGCTACGTGGGCGGACGGTTTCGGGGCAACTGGCAAGTCTCGTTTGAGACGGGAGAGAGAGGTGTGCTGGATCTTATTGATCCCAAAGGCACCGCGGCCAAGGCCATTGGCAAGGGTGTAATCGAGCACTACCGGATCGGTGTTGGCAATATCTGGATCATGAATAACCTCCCATACGGACCTCGCCTCGAATACGAAGGCTGGTCAAGCCAGGCACCGGCGGGGATGGTGCAGATCACTGTCACCGAGTTCCAGATGTTCGTAAATAAGGCTGTCGCGGAGCTTTCAAAATGAGTGATCGAGTCATTCGAAGCCTGTTCGAAGTGCGTCTGAAGACCTGGGCTGATGCAAGACTGCCAAAATTGCCGATTGCATTTGAGGATGTGACCTTCACGCCGCCGGCAAATGGATCTGCATACCTGAAGGCCTACCTGTTGCCCGGAAATACCGATAGTGAGGATCTGGAAGGTAAACACATTTCATATCGCGGTGTGTTTCAAGTCAGCGTGGTCACGACGACCGGTTCAGGTCGAGGCGCGGCCGGGCTGATTGCTGAGGAGATCGCAGCCCTATACCCAAACAACCTGGCTCTGACGAAGGCGGAATTCACCGTGTTCGTTCGATCCCCTATGAGTACCGCCGCTGCATTGCAGGGCGAGACGACTAGCTCGCTACCTCTGTCGTTTCAGTACAGAGCGGATTCCTTTTAGATCGCGGAGACACCAATGCAAACCATGCAAAGTGAAAACTATGTGCCGGGCGTCTCCGGCTGGAAGATCGACTTGACCTCTGGCGTCTTTGAGCTGGCTGATGAGACGGTGAAAATCACCGGCGCTGATCCCAAGGCCGTGTACTGCGGGAAGAGTCGCCCGAAAGTGCCAACTCCATTCGTTGTGATTGATGGCGTCACCTACATCAGTCAGGCCGAAGTTGAGCGAGCGTCTATCACTGGCGCGAAGATCGCTGATGTGTGGTCGGTGAAGATGCAGGCGACCTCCGGCGGACAGTACGTCGCAGCCGGTATCGGTCTCGGCCACCAACACCTGTTTTCCGCTGATGAGTTTGCCATCAAAGAGCCGAGCGAGCTCGAAAAAGCCAGGGGAAAAGGGGCTGGCGCAGCACTCGATTTCATAGCGAGCGCCATCGAAAAAACAGATATTGGTAAGGGCTTGTCCGCTCCGATCGCTGATCAAGTGCGGGAGGTCATCCGTGCCGAGATCAAGCCAGGCGGCCTGCTGCACCGCAACTAATCCGCCCATTGGGCAAACCCAGAACCCGCCATTGAGCGGGTTTTGTCATTTCTGAAAAGAGGAAAACACCAATGGCTGGCATTCAAATGCCCAACGGCGCAACGTTCGAAATTGCTTCCGCCTACGGCACGGCAATCCCATTTACGGTACTGAGCAACGCGAACCCGGCGGTAGCTACGGCCGTGGCGCACGGGCTGGCTGAAGGCGACATCATTGCGGTCAACTCCGGTTGGACACGCCTCGACGGGCGCGCCGTTCGGGTTGCCGATATCACCAGCGGCACCTTTGCGCTGGGCGGCGTCAACACAACCAGCGTTCAGCAGTACCCGGCCGGTTCTGGTGTTGGCTCCGCGCGCGAAGTTACCTCGTTCACCGAGATCTCGCAGATCACCGAGTTGAACTCCACCGGCGGTGATCAGCAGTTCCTGACCTTCGGCTTTCTGGCTGACGACGATGATCGCCAAATGCCTACCACCAAAAACCCAATCACCTTGACCATCACCGTTGCCGACGACCCGTCTAAGCCCTATGTCGATGTCTGCGAAGCTGCGGACGACGATAAGCAGGCACGAGTTCTGCGCCTGAATCTCCCGGGTGGCAGCAGCATCGTTTACAACGGCTACGTGTCAATCACCTCGACCCCGACCATGTCGCGCAACAACCTGATGACCCGCGTCATCAGCATTGCGCTGACCGGCCGCCCAACCCGTTACAGCGCTGCGGCGTAAGGAAGGCCCATGGCAAAGTTCACGCTTATCCAGAACCCGACCTTCAAGGCCGACGTCATGCTTCCTACGGTCGGCGGCGAACCTGTGAAGGTGGTGTTCGAGTTCAAGTATCGCGACCGAACCGAGTTGGCAGATCTGTACGCCGACTGGGGTGAGCGGCATAAGGCGCTCGGCCTGAATTCGGAAGAGGTGGGGCTGAAGCAGTTCACCGCCTTGCTGATTGACCTTCAGGTGGAGCAGCTCAAGGCAATTGTCGCGGGCTGGGATGTCGACGAAGAGTTCACTGATGAAAATCTGCGCATCCTGGTCAGTTCGATTAGCGCCACCCCAAGCGCGGTGCTGGGCGCTTACTCCGAGGCATTCAGCAAGGCTCGACTGGGAAACTCCTAAGCGTCTCGCGCAAGCTGTACGAGCCCGGGCCTTCAGCGGAGTCGCTGGCGGCCTTCGGCCTTTCTCTGAGGGACTTGCCCGAGGAAGTCTGTGAGGTCTGGCCGGATACTTGGCAGGCGTTCCAGGTCTTCGAGGCGCTGAGCACCCAGTGGCGTACAGGCGCGTGCGGCGCTACCGGTCTGGATTACACGTCAATTCGCGATGTCGCAGGCTTCCTCGGGCTAACCCGGTCTCAAGCCACCGATATTTTCCCAGATCTCCGCATCATGGAAGCCGAAGCCCTGCGGGTGATGGCGGAACAGAGGGACAGTAAATGAGCACCAACTTCGCGTCCCTGGGCATCGAGGTCAATTCGTCGCAAGCGGTCAAGGCTGCTGACGATTTGGACAAGCTGGTTGATTCGGCTGTTGATGCCGAAAAGGCAATCGACGATCTCGGCAAGACCGGGACCGAATTGGCCGACACTGGCAAGAAAATCGTCCAGGCCGAGCGAGAGGTTGCGCAGGAGATCGACAAATCGACTGGCGCAACCCAGCGTCAGTCCGAGGCAAGACGTAAATCAGGCGCAAGTGCTACCAGCGAAATCGCCATCATCAGCCAGCTCGAAAAGGCAATGTCCGGCAACATCGGCAGCATCGAGCAGCTGGTTCAGGCTGAAGGGTTGCTGGAGCGCGCTCGCAAGGGCGGCCTGGTCACAATCGAGCAGCAGGAGGCGTATCAGGACCGTCTCGGCAAAGCCTACGACAAGATCGAAAAAGCCGAAGCCAAGGAAGTCGCACAGAAACAGCGCCTGATCGACGCGGAAAACCGTCAGATTGAAGCGCTGAAGCGCACGGTCAATGGCATAGATCCCGTGACCGCGAAGCTGGGCAAACTGGAGGCGCAGGAAAAGGCGCTCGAAGCACTCAGGGTCAGCGGGGCGATCTCATCCGAGCGATACGCGGAAGCCCTAGCTAAAATCGGAAAGGACCGGGCGGGACTAACCGCGACAGAAACCGCATTCGACAAACTGAAGCTCGGCACCCGCCAAGCTCAAGAAAACGTCATGCAGCTGACCAACGCGCTGTCATCTGGCGATTTGGGTAGCGGGGCGAGGGCCATTGCTCAGCTCGGCGCCGGCGCTGGAGCGTCTGCCAAAAGCATGGCGGCTTTGCTGCTTCCGGCGGGCCTTCTCGCGGGCGTGATCGGCGGACTCGGTTATGCCTACTTCGATGCGATGAAGCAGGCCCGGGAGTTCAACGCCGCAATCAACGGCGGCTCGAATGACGCAGGTCAGAGCATTGCCAGCCTAAAGTCCATGAGCGAATCGGCTGGCGTGCTGACCGGCAACCTGTCCGGCGCGCGCGAGGCTGTCATTGCGCTGGCTTCTGGTACAGCCACCAGCAGCATTCAGATGCAGAACCTGGCGCAGGCGGGGGCTGCCATCGGCGAGGTTACAGGGAAGGGCGCCGGTGATATCGCCAAGTCACTGGCCAGCGCTGGTGATACTGCCACCGATGCTGCCGCCAAGATCAGCGATCAATACGGCCTGCTGACTTACGAGCAATACGAAGTCATTAAGGCGATCGACGATCAGGGCGACCACCAGCGTGCGCTGGATGTCCTGAGTGAAAGCCTGAATCTATCGGCACAGGAGCGGCTGAAGGCCTACCGTGCTTCCCTGTCAGATGTCGAGCGCGACTGGGACAACATCAAGATCGCGATCACTGGTGCCTATGGCGCCATCCGGTCAGAGGTCTTCCCTGACCTGGCCAAGCAGATCGAGATCACCCAGCGGGTACTCGACACTCGCAAGGGTGGCGGCGTTGCTGGCGCGGTATCGAACGGCTTGAGTTCGCTCAATTCGTTTCTGGGGCTCGGGACTGGCGAGAATGATGACTCCACCACAGCGCTGGAGGCAAAGCTTGCAGGCTTGAAAGCTCGGCAATTGGCCAGCCAGAACCTTGCCGGAGCAACCGGCGAGACAACCCACGCAAACAAGGAGCTGATCGCCGTCCAGAAGGATCTGGACAGGCAGATGGAGGACTTGAACCCGCTTGCAAAGCGCCAGGAGGCCTACAAAAAGCTGAATGATCAGTTCACGAAGCTTTATCAGGACGCAGAAAAAACCGGGCAGAAAGCGTCACTGCTTGATGGCGTGAGCTTCGACGGCAAGAAATTCTCCGGTGGCGCCTACGACAAGCTGAAAACGGCTATCGATGATAAGGACAAGGACCCGAAGGCTGCCGCTGGCAGCGTTGACCTGACCGGCTTCAACGATGCAAAAAACCAGCTCACTGTCATTGTGGCCGAGTACAGCAATGCCCAGAAGCAGTTGGATGCTGCGCAGAAAGCCGGGCTGATCTCCCAAGCCGAGTACGCGGTAAAACGTGAAGGCCTGATCGGCAACGAACGGGACGAGGTGACGGCTGCTTACGAAGCCGAGATTGCGGCGCTGGAGACGGTTAAAAACAAGTCCAGCACCACGGCAGCGCAGCGCGTTCAACTCGATCAGAAGATTGCTGACGCACGCTCAGCCATGGTCAAGGCGCAGAAGGATGCCGACAGCCAACAGGAAGTGCTGGCCACCGCCGAGACAGGTCGTCTCGACAAGCAGAAGTACGCGATCAACCAGTACGTTGCAGCCCTTGGACAGCAGCAGAAAGCGTTGGAGCTTGCCGGGCAGCGCGCAGTCAATGGCGTCGGCCAGGGTGATCGGCAGAACGCGCTCAACGGCGAGCTGAATAGCCAGCAAGACCGGTTCGCTCAGCAGTCTCTGGACCTTGCCAATCAGCAGTCTGACCCATCACGGAAGATGGACCCCGACGAGTTCGAGAAGAAGTCGCGGGCGCTCGCAGATGCGAACAAGAAGGCAACCGACCAAATCCGGCAGAACTATGCCGATGTCGAAGTGGCGCAGGGTGACTGGACGAAGGGCGCGACATCGGCCTGGGCCAATTACCTGGACTCCGCCCGAGACATTGCCGGCCAAACTCGGAACCTGTTCACGAACGCGTTCAGCTCCATGGAGGATTCGATCGTCAACTTCGCCATGACGGGTAAGGCATCGTTTGGTGATTTCGCGAAGTCGATTCTGGCGGATATGGCTCGCATTGCGACTCGCCAAGCCAGTTCGGCTTTGTTGGGTAGCTTGGTGGGCGCTGCAACGAACTACTTCGTTGGTGGTGGCGGTAACGGGCTGGCCTCCGGTTCTGCCGGTGCTGCTTCGTCGGCCGCAGGAGCGTCTCAGGCTGGATATACCAACGTCGACTTCTCTGGCTACAGAGCAGCCGGTGGACCTGTCGCCCCCAACTCTCTGTATGAGGTCAACGAACTGGGGCCGGAGCTGTACAACGAGGGCGGCAAGTCCTTCCTCATGACTGGCGCGAATGGCGGCAGCGTGACACCGCTGACGTCTGGCGCAGGCCCTGGTGTCGGTGCACTCGGCGGCCCTGTTGGCGGAACAACGATCAGTGTGCAAGTCATGGTGGCCAGCGATGGATCAACCAGCTCTGCGACTGACGATCCTGCTTACCAGCAGTTCGGCAAGGACTTGGCCGACTTCGTTGATCAGCGTTACCAGAAGCTGGTGAGCATCGATCTGCGCCGGGGCGGAAAAATCAACAGAGCTATCACGGGGTGATCCATGGCGATTGAGCGATTTACCTGGCAAATCGAAAAGGGTGCAACCGGCGATATCAAGCAGCGCACCCGGTCCAAGCAGTTTGGCGATGGCTACGAACAGTCGGTCTCTGATGGGATAAACAACAAAGCGCAATCCTGGCCCATCAGCCACACCGGCAGTGCGGAGCGGATCAAGGAAATTATCGCCTTCCTCGATCGCCATAAGGGCGCGAAAGCGTTCCTGTGGGTGCCGCCTCTCGGTGAGCTCGGCCTCTACAAGTGCCCCAACGGCTACCAGCCTTCACACAAAGGCGGCTCGGTTTACACCCTGGCCGCCACTTTCGAACAAACCTTTCACCCCTAAGGGAAACCCTGATGGCATTGATTACGGACATCCAGAAGCTGGAGCCCGGCGGGGAAGTGCGGCTGTTTGAAATTGACGGTACGGAGTATGGCGCGGACGTGCTCCGCTTCCATGCGCACGCGATTCCCCACACCCCTGCGGAGTTGCTGGCCTATGAGGGCTCGCCTGACGAACTGCCGGCGAAGTCGATCATTTGGCAGGGCAATGAATATGCGGCCTGGCCAGTGCAGATTGAAGGCATCGGCGCAGACAGCAGCGGCAGCGCTACACGACCGACGTTTATGGCTGGCAACGTCAATGGGCGAATCACCGCACTGTGCCTTGCCTTTGATGACCTGCTGAAGTTTCAGCTGACCGTACGCGAGACGCTGGCGCAGTACCTGGACGCCGTAAACTTTCCTGAAGGCAATCCGACCGCAGACCCGACACAAGAGGCACTGGAAATCTGGTTCATCGACCAGAAGACCGGTGAGGATGGCGAGGTCGTGCAGTGGGATCTGTCGTCACCCGGTGAGATCGATAACCACGGGTTGCCCGGGCGCCAAATGACGACCTTCTGCCACTGGGCAATGACAGGCGGGTATCGCGGCCCTAACTGCAGCTACACCGGCGGCGCGATGTTCGATGACGACGACAATCCTACTGACGACCCCAGCAAGGACGAGTGCAAGGGCGGACTCAAGTCCTGCAAATTGCGCTTCGGCGAGAACAACCAACTTCCCCACGGCGGGTTTCCCGCTGTTTCCCTGATCGCACGGAGTTGACCATGCGCAAGCACATCTTGAGCGCGATCCAGGCTCACGCGGTTGCTGAGTACCCGAAAGAGTGCTGCGGCCTGTTGCTGGGCATCGGTCGCAAGCAGCAGTACTACCCGTGTCGGAATATCTCTACCGAACCGAACGAAGAGTTTCGAATTGATCCGGAGGAATATGCCGCGGCGGAAGACCTGGGTGAAGTGATCGGCATTGTTCACTCCCACCCGGACGCCACAAGCCGGCCTTCGCCGCGCGATCTCGCCATGTGCGAAGCAACCGCCATGCCCTGGCACATCCTAAGTTGGCCCGAGGGCGATCTGCGCACGGTCATGCCTACCGGTGAAGTGCCGCTGCTGAAGCGCCCGTTCGTGCATGGCGCCTGGGACTGCTGGCAGGTCTGCGCTGATTGGTACAAGCGCGAGTGGGGGCTGGAGTTCGAAGCCTTCAAGCGCGCTGATGGTTGGTGGGAAAGCAAAGACAACACCAGCCTGTACGAAGCGAACTACGAGGCGGCCGGCTTCTATAAGGTCGACCAGCCGCAACGTGGCGACATGATCGTGATGGAAGTAGGGCGGACGGTTTACCCAAACCATGCCGGGATCTTCCTCGGCGTCAATGCATCGTTGACCGATGAAGAATCGAACACTTTCGGCCCCGGGCCGTTCCTGCTGCACCACCTATACGGGCGACCGAGCGAGATCATCGTTTTCGGTGGTCCCTGGCTCGACCGAAAACGTCTGATCCTCAGGCACAAAGATGCACAACCAACCAACCAACTAACGTGGCGTAACCGCTGGAGTTTGACTATGACCCCGTTATCAGAGAAGAAAGCGGTCCAGAATGAACTGCTTTCAAAACTTGCAGCAATGTACACCATGAAGATACTGCCGCTTTTAAGGAGTCGGATTCGTGGGCAGATGAGTGAATCTGCTGGATAAGTGTCCAGGATGATCAGTGATAGCGCCATGATATAGTCGCAAATCATCAAGCATGCGAGATCGCCATGGCCGGCGCGGCACCTAAGAGCAAGACATCGGAAATAACGGATCGAATCAACATTTTCGGCGCTAGCCTAAAAGACGACGGCAAATTCGATATGTTTGAATGGCAGCGGCTTCGCAGAGACCTTGAAGCGCTCGAAGCCATTCCCGCTCACAGAAAGACCGCGCTTTTGCTATTGGCTGTTGTGTGGGAGTTCAAGCACGACCGTGAAAAAATCCACGCATTGCTCAGCCAAGCAGCCGGGAAATTTGGTAAAGATCTGAATTGGTATCTGACTCGAGCGAATATGGCGCCGACATTTGGAGATACGACGTTGATTACGGACATGCTTGAGCACAGCTACCCCAAGGATAGCAAGGCGGGGCTCGACAAGGTTGTGAGTATGTGCAGCCATTCGGGAATGTTCACCAGTGCTGTTCGGGCACTTGATGACCTAATTAGGCTGGACGAGGGGCAGGGAAAGGCGCTCGAGGAGGAGTACCATTTCCTCCGCCCAGCCTCCCACTACCTGAAGATGCATGGTATTCCTGAACTTGATGTGGCGAATCGAGTGGTAGCCGCATCGAAAGTGGTAATTGACTCTCAATTCAGATTGACGAAATATTCGGTCAGATCCGACGCTTCTGGTCTGATGTTTGAGTTCACTATCGATGGTGAGATCGACCGCCTGGTCGAAGTAGACCTTGCAATATCCGACGCGATTGCGGCTCAGTTCGAAGGAACCTTGTCGCAGCATTTGAGCATCGGTGTATCCCCCAAGGAAGAGGCAGCCTGACATGCCAGTAGAGGCGTCTGAATTTATGGATTCTGCACACGGCTTCATGGTGCAGGAAGGTGCGGCAGAGATTCAGCGCAGGAATGCAGGAAGCCGAGCCTACTATGCTCTTTTCCATGCAGCGCTCAATACAATAGAGCGAAAAGGTCTTCCGCTAATCAAGGTTCAGGGTGCCGGAAGCCATGAAAGCGTGATTGCAACGCTGTGTACAATGGGGCCATCAGCTAAATCAATAAGCGAGTCGATGAGCCGAATGAAGCGCTTCCGTCATGACTGCGACTACCACGTAAATCTGCCAATCGGGCAGAAGAAAACTGCGATGCAGATATCTGAAGCACAAATCCTAATCGGAAAGCTCAGTCGAATTTAAATATCATGCAATCTCTACGAAGAGCCCAGCCACCCCGCTGGGCTTTTTCGTTTTTGGTGGGTAGCAAAGGCCTAGGTCGGGATTTTAATTGACGGAGAGTTCTTTAGAATCGCAGCTATTGTCGACCTGACATTCATTGACTGGAACCCAAGGACCACTTGGTTCAACTGCATCTAGTCGATGCATAGTAAGGACGCCGGCGTAGTAGCTGCCAGGCACCCCTGGAAAGCCTGCTTTTTCACCATCCTTGAAACGTCCTTCATAGATCCGCACGGTCTCACCACTCTGCGGAGCGAGACTTACAGACACTCGTCCAGATGGTCTGCAATGAATGATCATCACAGTGTTCGTCCGGTGGCCGTTTGCTGACTCGTCAAACACACGGACGATGTCATGACCATCAGGCTTGAGACAACTTGCTCCCGGGATGGTCGCTGAAACCCCTTCGGCGCGGGTTTCATCCCCTATAGCGGACGGTATGTAGAACATTAGGTTGAGGCCGATCAAAGCGTCGGCAGGAAGCGGCGATATCCTGTCTTCAAAAGTATTCCGAGCGCTAATCAGCGCGGGCTCGAAGTTCTTCTTGATTATGTCCGTCGTGGCTTCAAGGCAGGCACCTCCAACCCCGGCGATTACCGCTATGAGGCCTTTGGAAAGATATTTCTTGAGGAAGATCATCGTTCGCATCCCTTGCGTATGTTGGCCAAGGCACGGGCGGATCCTGGCTTGGAGTGATTACTCGGGCCAGCTTTCAAATCCAGCCACTGACTGTTTTAGAGCATCTTCGAAAGTTATTGGCGTTCCGGAGCGAAGGGAATGATGCCAAATAACTACAGCGCTAAGCATTACTTCAAGAGATACGCCGTTATCCTCGGCTTGCTGCCGAAGCTGTTCATAGGACTCCTTGGGCAGTGCTATTGGAATAGAGGTGGCATCTTCCGAGACTAGACTCAGCTCTGTTATTTCCGGCTGGTCATCGGCTTCCGCTAGCTCGGAAACATCTCTGCCGAGCGCTTTGGCAAGCTTAACCAGTGCGGTCATGCGAGGTTTTGAAGTGCCCATTTCATACCGGCCAATCTGCGGGACGCTCAGGCCGCTCGCTTTGGCTAGGTCTCGTTGCGTCATTCCTGCATCTGCTCGTAGGTGTACAAGCCTAGAAGGGAAACCTTTTGGGTGATGCATGGTAAGTCCATAGTTTTGTATGGAAAGCATGATGTTCGGGAAACATGTTTCTCGCAAGTAAATGATGGCAAATGATGTTGACGAGACATCCAAAGTGATGCCTAATGATGGCAAGTGATGAGTAAGGAGGGTATGAATGAGAGGCGAAGCGAGGTCCAGATATCCGTTGAGCTTGGACGCGTCAGTAAAGGGCCAAGCTGAAAGCGAGGCGAAAAAGAATCGGCGCAGCTTGAATGCTGAGCTAGGCCTGTTGATTGAGGAGGGGTTGAAGTGGCGAGAGATGCGAAGCAAGCAGGCAGCAGCCTGAAACGAAGAAGCCCCGACGAGGTGAGAGTCGTCAGGGCTTCAGAAACGAGATCAACTTCGGAGAAGAAATCGTCATGAGCAATGCTACCGCAATTCCAGTAGAAAACAATGTCCAGAGCCGGACTGGGCAGATTATCCCGTTCAAATTTGGTAAGCAGCAGGTTCGGACGTTGCTAATCGACGACCAGCCATGGTTCGTCGCAGCCGATGTTTCATCGGCTCTGGAGTATCGCATTGCAGGCGATATGACCCGCAATCTGGACGAAGATGAAAAGGGTACGCAGATTGTGCGTACCCTTGGTGGTGAGCAGGAAATGCTGGTGATCAACGAATCTGGCCTTTACTCGGCGATCCTTCGCAGCCGCAAAGTCGAAGCAAAGCGATTCAAGAAGTGGGTCACTGCCGAAGTGCTGCCGGCCATCCGCAAGCATGGTCGCTACGAAGATTCCAAAGGCTTGATGACGCCGATGGTTGATAGCCTCCTTGGCAAGACTGGCGCCATGCGACTGAGCAATGTGATGCGATGCCGTGTTGCTAGGCTGGATGCCGAGCACCAGCGTAGCGCCACTGCCAAACTGGCATCTGCCGTACATGCATGTTTCGGTGTTCCTCGCGTTGAGCTGATCCCGAGCAGTCAGTTCGAAGCTGCCGCCAACTTTGTAGCCAGCTATGCGATCGAGGGTGAA